CCAATTGTTGCAATCGTCGATAATGGTATAAACACCACGATCCTGAATGGTTCCTACAACAGGATACTGTGTTCCGGCACCTTTTCGAATATTCAAGACATCTGCCGTTACTTTGACCAAATACGGTTTGGGCAGGTTTTTAGATGGATTCATCTGAGATTCTTTTTTGGACTGCCGCATCTGATTTGCAACATCTTTCAAGAATTTCTTCCAATGTGCCCCATCCTTTGTATCTGTTCCGCCATGATTTTCTGGTACAAACCATTTCGGGCAATCCTTCCCGGTCACATCATAATGCCGAATAACACCGCCTGTTTCTGGATGAAGCTGATACTTCTGGCAAAGCTGTGCCGTCAATTCCACCAAACTGCGATACGTTGCAGCACGAAACTCTCCCGTCCAGTCGGGGTGACAATTTTCAATGCTGACCGTATAAGCATTTGCCTGATTCGTACACCAAGCAACTTCCGCATCCGGAATGCAGCAAATCACTTCCCCCTCCAGCCCAATCACATAATTCGCTGACACTTCTACGTCCGTATTCTGAAAATAATTGCGGTTCGCCATGGCAGAGGATCCTGGATTTGCCACCCAATGAATGGCAATGGCAGTTGTTTTGGATCGTTTGGTATATGGTCGATTGTGCGTTAAATACGCATTGGTAATGGTCATGCTTTATTCCTCCCCTTTCAGTTCTGGCAACCCTGCCACGCTGGTCAAAACAGACAAAATGCCCGCTAATACCGATGCACTGCATACATACAGCCACTGGACTTCCGTCAATGCCGCTGAAACACCAATGGTTGCAACCGCTGTCTGGGCTATGGTTTTCACAGCACGTATCCCAGCTGCATAGGCCCATCGTTTCCAATCTCGTTTGCTCATAAGAATATCTCCCCCTTAAAACAGTATATGCTGCACACCATATACAAGGATCCCAATCATGGTTGTTGCCAACAGTCCGCACATTCCATACAAGGCACGCGTCAATCCGCCAATTTTTTCACATAGATTATCAAGCTTCACCCTTGTCTCTGCTGCATCCTGTTCCAACTTATCCAAGCGACGACTATGGTCATTCAGGCGTTCTTCCTGTTTGCTCAGCATGTGCCGGGTCAATTCCTCGTTCATTGCAATTCCTCCTTAAACCTGTACCCCATTGACAAAAATTACGCCGCCGGATTCTGCTTTTGTTCCTTTGACTGTGCAGCTAGTCATTCGAATTTCTCCTGTGGTGCTAGCATGGACAACACCTGGAACGGTACAGTAACCCAGTCCTGTCACAGCACCACCGCTGCTGCGGATTACGGTGTCAGTTTCTGCATCCGTCACAAATACAGAACCATCCAAATAACACTGACTGGCAGTCGAGATGCGCAAACATTCTGCACCATTGACAGAAGAAAAATTAACACGATACCCATATAAATGAGAACCAGTTGCAACGGATACAATGGGATCTGTTCCACTGTCCGCTGTAACCGTCAATGCAGATAACGTCAAAGCACAATCGGTTCCATTGATTCTTCCACAAATGGTGGTAGCAGAAACACCTGCGCCAACAAATGCAACCTTCTGATGTTCCAAGGTATAGACCGAACCGGAATAGGTACCCGCCGCCAGCTGCAACCGCAAATTGATGCAGCTGGCATATTTCTCAAGAGCAGCTGCAATGGTCTGCATGGGTTTGCCAGCAGTCAAGCCATCCTGCTGATCGGAACCTGTCTGTGCATCCAGATAAACCGTCTGGCGCTTTGCCGTGCTGCCATCCTTTCCTTTGAGTGTCTTGAAAAAGGCGTCAATGTCACCAGTATTCCCCTGATCCAGCCAAAGCTGGAAAGCAGATTTTCCAGCTTCCCCTGGCTTTCCCTGTACAGCAATTCCAGAGTCCACATATGCAGATGCATCTGCATCATAAAACCACCACGTTCCATTCTGTAACTTGGGAACTTTCCCCGCCAGTACTTTGGCTTCGTCCAGCAGCGCCTGCATCTGATTCAATGTCGTTTCTACCACATCTTTTGACGGCAGTCCTTCTCCGCATGGAGAGGAACGCACTGCAATCGGTGGCATATAGTACTTGATAATCAATGATTCTTCTTGTACCCCACGCAATTCCAGATACAAAGTTCCGCTTACGGCAGTGGCATCTTCTGTGATCTTCCATAGCAGAACAATGTCACTTCCCTGCGCCTCTGCCGGAAGCGTCTGCTCCAGCAGCTGGTGCCGTGCATTCACGCAGCGCAAAATAAAACGGCAAGCCGCCAAATCCTTTCCCATATACCGCCGTGGCAACCGAATGGAGATTTCATCCACATTGTGTTCCCCAACCGTCAGCAAATTTCGAATCCGCCTGGTATCAATATATTTATTAACTGCATGTAATTCCATAAAATTCTTCCCTTTCGCATGCTCTGGTACATGCTGTTTCCTTTATTTCCCAGAAATGGGATAAATGAGCAAAAAGAAAAACAAATGCCGAAATTGGAGCTGCATTTGTTTTCCTGACCAAAAGTTTTGCTTCATGTTTCCCGTATTCGGGATAATTCTATTGTATCATATCTTTTTCACCTTGTCAACCCATTTCGGGGATAAAATCAAAAGAAGTTGCAAAACAATTCTTTTTCCGTTAAAATCAAATTTTGCTATCAATTAAATTGATAGCGAGTTATAGAAAACAAAAACTTGACAAGCATATCTTGATATGCTATAATGAAACACATAGAAAGCATATTGTTTCAATCGGAATTCTATATAATGGAAAATTATCCGACTGTTTTATTTTTAGGAGGAATTTATCATGGCAAATAAAGCATATCATTTTGAAACCTTACAGTTGCACGTTGGTCAGGAAGAAGCAGATCCGGTTACTGATGCAAGAGCTGTCCCGATTTATGCAACCACATCTTATGTATTCCACAACTCTCAGCACGCAGCAGATCGTTTTGGTTTAAAGGATGCCGGCAACATCTACGGCAGACTGACCAACTCTACACAGGATGTCTTTGAAAAGAGAGTGGCCGCATTGGAAGGCGGCGTTGCCGCATTGGCTACTGCTTCCGGTGCAGCAGCAATTGCTTATACCATTCAGGCACTGGCACAGCAGGGTGAAAATATCGTAGCTTCCAAGACCATTTACGGTGGCACTTACAACCTGCTGGAACACACTTTGCCGCACTATGGCATTACCACTACATTTGTAGATCCTTATGAAGACGGCGCTTTTGAAGCAGCCATCAATGATAAAACAAAAGCAATTTTTGTGGAAACGCTGGGCAACCCGAACTCTAATGTCATTGATATTGAAGCCGTTGCAAAAATCGCACACGCACATGGCATTCCGCTCGTTGTAGATAGCACCTTCGCAACACCTTACCTGGTTCGCCCAATCTCTTATGGCGCAGATATCGTGGTACACAGTGCAACAAAATTCATCGGCGGTCATGGTACTGCAATCGGTGGTGTCATTGTAGAAGGCGGCAACTTCGACTGGAAGGCATCCGGTCGGTATCCTTGGATTTCTGAGCCGAACCCGTCCTACCATGGTGTTAGCTTCGCAGAAGCAGCTGGCCCTGCTGCATTTGTAACCTATATTCGTGCAATTCTGCTGCGTGATACCGGTGCTACTCTTTCTCCGTTCCACGCTTTCATCTTCCTGCAAGGTCTGGAAACTCTGTCTCTGCGTGTAGAACGTCACGTAGAAAATGCACTGAAAATCGTAGAGTTCCTGAACAATCATCCACAGGTAGAGGCTGTTCACCATCCTTCTCTGGAAAGCGAACCCAGCCATGCGCTGTATCAAAAGTACTTCCCGAACGGCGGCGGCTCCATCTTCACCTTTGAAATCAAGGGAACGGAAGAAGATGCTAAGAACTTCATTGATCATCTGAAAATCTTCTCTCTGCTGGCAAACGTTGCAGATGTTAAGTCTCTGGTTATTCACCCAGCTTCCACAACACATTCTCAGCTGAACGAAGAAGAGCTTTTGGAACAGGGCATCAAGCCGAACACCATCCGTCTGTCTATCGGAACTGAACATATCGATGACTTGATCGATGCGTTGGAAGATGCATTTGCAGCAATTCGATAAATTTGATCTCTCCCCATTATCTTATAAAAAGCGTTGGCAGAACCACATCCAGTTCTGCCAACGCTTTTTTATTTTAGTGTTTCTGTATACGATCAGCGGCAGCTTTCTGCTGCTCCACGCAGAGAATCCCGCACCATTGTTTCCACGCACTGCTGCGTATAGAATGCCATATGATGCGTTATTACAACATTTGGATAACTCTTCAGCAAATACAAATCCTGATTGGGCAGCAATTCCTCTCGGCGGTCGTAGTAGAAC